CAAAGATATGGGTTATAAACATATATTAAATGATCTTGTTGAAAAGATTATGACCGAGAAATCTGTTGACAATAACCTAGATATATCGTATCATAGTGTTAATATAGATAAAGTAAAAGAATTGACAGAGGATAAATGATAATACTTGATATGAATCAAATCTCATTGGCAGGTTTGATGATGCATTTGAATATGGAAAAGACGGATAAACCTGATGTCGGTATGGTTCGTCATATGATACTTAATTCAATACGTATGCATCGTCAAGAGTTTAATGAAGAATATGGTGAGATTGTTTTAGCATATGATAGTAAACATTATTGGCGTAGAGATTTTTTTCCACACTATAAATTAAATCGTAGAAAAGCTAGAAGTAAAGATAGTAAAGATTGGGAATCTATTTTTGAATGTCTTAATAAAATAAAACAAGAAATAAAAGATTATCTACCTTACAAAGTAATTGAAGTGCATGGCGCAGAGGCAGATGATGTTATAGGAACTTTGGCAAAAAAATACCCCGATGAAAAAATTATGATAGTCTCAGGTGATAAAGATTTTATTCAATTACAAAAATTTTCAAATGTATCTCAATATTCACCTATACTAAAAAAAACTATAAATGGTGAAGATCCAAACGAATATATAAAAGTACATATATTAAAAGGTGATTCGTCTGATGGCATTCCTAATGTTTTATCAAATGATAATGTGTTTGTTGAAGGTCTAAGACAAAAACCACTTAGTAAAAAGAAAATAGAAGCATGGAAAGATGGCAACTTTGATAATACTATGGCAACTGATGAAGTAGTTCGTAATTATAGTCGTAATAAAAATCTTATAGACTTGGAATGTATACCAGTTGATATTCAAACAAATATTCTCAAAGAGTTTTCAGAAGCACCATGTGGCGATAGAAGTAAAATGTTAACTTACTTTATCGAAAACAAACTAAAAGAACTAACTGATTCAATAGGAGATTTCTAATGAACAAACCATTACCTGGCACAGTATTAAATTCTAGTAATTCATTATTATTTTCAGAAATACTAGACAAAGTGCATAAAGCAAAAACAAAAGAGGCAAAAGTAAAAATACTTAAAGATCATGATAACCAATCATTAAGAATGGTTATTAAATCATCATTTGATCCTAAAATAGAATGGGTTCTACCAGAAGGAGACGTGCCGTTTAAACCAAACGATGCACCTGCTGGAACTGAACACACAAGATTAGCATCAGAGGCAAAAAAATTATATCACTATATTAAAGGTGGTGATAATGATACACCACAATACAAAAAAGAACTTATGTTTATACAATTGTTAGAAGGTCTACATGAAACTGAAGCAAAACTTGTTATAAACGCAAAAGATAAAAAGTTGCATCAGATCTACAAAGGATTATCTAAAGAAGTTGTAAAAGAAGCATTTGGTTGGAATGATGAATTTGCGAGAGCATGAGAATAGGTGAACCATATTTAATTAAACAACCACCGTTTCAAATAGATGTAGATGGTGGAAGTAAAGAAGATGCAAAAACAAATGATAGTAGTGGTCATACTGCAAGAATATCTGAGATACGTTGGATAAATGATAGACCAACATTAGATAGATTTTTAGAATATACTAAACTGGTTAATAAAGAAGCTGGATGGAATTTTCAAATAGATGGCATAGAACCACTACAATATACAGAGTATGGGGCAGGTGGAGAATATGGATGGCATATTGATCAACACACAAAACCATATGCAGATAATCGTATTAGAAAAATATCATTTTCATTACTTTTGAATGATGATTATGAGGGTGGTGATTTTGACTTAGAATATGGTCATCCTAGTAAAGAATTAAGACATGCGACATTCCGTCTCGGTAAAAATGAGGCAATATTCTTCAAATCAGATTTTTGGCATCGTGTAAACCCAGTAAAATCGGGCATTCGAAAGAGTCTTGTAGGGTGGATTTTAGGGAAAAATTATTAAAAATAACCCTTGACATATACCTCATTTCGTGGTATTATATAGTAAGAATGAGAGGTACTTATTATGCAAACAGTAAATAAATCAGCAAACACAATCGAAGAAGGATTTGAGTTTCTAAAGGAAGCTGCAATCCAAGATTATAAAGAATTTATCAACAATGAAAATATGATAAAAGAATATGAAGACAATATTCAATTAGAAGTTGGTGGTTCTAAATTTTTCAAAATTACTACAGGTAGATCAAATCAGAGATCAGTTTTTGGTTTCATTGTAAAAGAAGATATGTTCACACCTGGTGGACAACCTCAGTTTAAGAAAGGTGATATTCTTAAAGCTGCATCATGGAAAGCACCTGCCAAGAACAGAGCAAGAGGTAATGTTCTTTCAGGTAATTATCCTATTCAATGGACTGGTCCTTTATATTTAAGTTAGGAGGTGACTATGATTAACGAAACTTTAACAGTATTTGTACATATCGGAATGATAGGTTTTACATTATATTTTATAAAAGAGTTATTTTCCTAATGAACAGTTTGACACTTGCGACCTCTCAACCTCATCATCACAATAGCAAGTGTCGTGGTCACTATAAATATATGATGAGACAATGTGAATGTGACCCAAAGGGGGTTAACAGTTCTTGTTTAACCCCCAACGCAAATAGGAGAGGTAAGATGAATACTGTAGATGTAGAGGGTGGCACTAAAAAACAAAGACGACTTGTTGAGAATTTAGTTAATTGGTGTTATAATAGATTGACACCAAGACACAGAACTATTCATGTTAATGTAGAATTGACTACAGATATCCCTATCGATGGTGAGTGTTCTAGGGGTGGAGAGAGAAACGAGTTTGATATTATAGTTTATAAGAAACTAAAAGATGATGATTTTATTACAACGATACTACATGAGATGGTACATGTTATGCAGTATGCAACAGGTAAGATGAAAGATTTAAATAATCAAGGTTCCACAGTTTATTGGCGAGGATACAATTATTCTAATTATGAGTATCGAAGACAACCGTGGGAAAGACAAGCATATCGATATCAAGAAATATTATTAAGAGAGTGGAAAAAATATGTGGGAAGCAATAAATGTTGCCGTTGTGTGTCTAGCACTTAACGTCTATCACGAGGCAAAAAATCAAGATATAGACGGCATGTATGCCGTTGCAGATGTGGTCATGAATAGAGTTGAGGACCACAGATACCCTAACACTGTATGTGGTGTTGTCAAACAAGGCCCAACTAGAGAGTCTTGGAAGACTAGAGAAACACCTGATCCGAATGATGCAGTATATTACCCAATAAAACATAGATGTCAATTTTCGTGGTATTGTGACGGAAAAGATGATACACCATATAATCCACAGGCATGGCGTATCGCAGAATCAATCGCAGAAACCACACTAAAATATGGAAGTTTGGTTAATACAATGGGTGCGACACATTATCATGCAGATTATGTACAACCATCATGGGCAGAAACTAAAACAAAAACAATGAAAGTTGGAAGACATATATTTTATAGGTGGGAAAAATGACAGAATTTACGTCTGGTATATTCAATATTATAAGAAAATCAAGTCTAATTTTGGCCTTGATTTATACAATTGGTCATGTTATAATAGCAATGACTGTCGTATCTGTATTGACGGGTGCGAGTCTGTGGGAGGCAGGTGCAGTTGCATTAATAGAACCTACAATAAACGGATGTTGGTTTTATATATTACATAAATTAGTATTTAAAAATGATTAAACAATATTCAGTATTTCAAAGAAAGAAAGTAAATAAGTTACCATTGACACCTTCATTGCAAAAAGCAAGAGAAGAACACGAAAGATATTTAGAGTCAATAGGTTATAAAAAAACACCTAGATCAGAATTTACTGCATTCAATGATATTAATACAATATTTAATTCTACGAGAAAAATACAAAAGATTTCTAATCCTAAACCTTTAACACATATGGGCAACGGTGCTCCAAAAAGAAAATCAGTCAAACATAGTTTTACAGTGGCACCTGCATATAATAAAGGTGCATATCAAGTTATACATGAGAATGATATTAAAGATATAGGTAAATGATAGAATTTGATTATAATCTAGATTACAAAAATATATTATTTGAACCTAATGATAAAAGGTATAGAATAGGAAGAGGCGAACAAGGTGTATTATTAGTTCGACCATATACAAATGACATATGCCAACATTGGAAATTTAGAACACCAAGAATCGCAGAGATGAGTGCAAAAAAAATATATGGCATGTATGAACAATATAAAAAAGATGATGATTTTGTTGGTATGGATATGTGTAGAAAGTTTTTAGAAATGGGATTTACCCGTGCAAGACGATATGCAAACCATAAGAGTGGTAGGAAATATAATCGTGACGGAACTATCAAACCACAGGCAAAAGACGCTCTAACAAGTAAAAAAGCGGTATCAGCGAGGATATTTAAGGAGTTCAGAGATAGATTGACAACTGATCCAAAATATGTTACGATGAGAAAAGAGTGGCGAGATAATGAACATATTTGAATTACATGAAAATCCAATAGAGTGTGCTAAGATGCATTGCGACAAACATATTGTCAAAATGCCTATTGAGTATGCTCAACTATTATCTACGGCACACAGAGTTTTAGACGGTGAAGAATATATTGGATCTACAAAGACAGGTCGTAAGGCAAAAAGATATAGACTGTTTGATGATAGGGAAAAAAATTTATACATGGCATCTCATATCAAACACCCAGATGGTATTTGGGTAAGACAGTCATCAGGTAATTATTATAAATTATTTTTTCTTTATATGGCAGTTTTAAAAGAGTTTACACATAGATATGGAAAACAACATGGTGCATCAAGACCATCATTTTGGTTACAAAAGTCACCAAACAATATCACAAAAGGAATTGTAACTGAATTACCACAATGTATGCCAGATGATTGTAAAACAGATAATGTAATTGACGCATATCATAATTACTATATACACTATAAAAAAGATTTTGCCACATGGAAAAATCGTAATACACCAGGATGGTATTCAAATGGACTTAAAAACTAGACTAATAGAAGTAATAAAAAAAAGCACAGGTGAAGAAATAAAAATGAATTCACATTTTATTGATAATTTAGGATTTGATAGTTTAACAGTGGTGGAGATGGTTATGAATATGGAAGATGAATTTAATATTGAAATAACTGATGATGAAGTATCTAAATTATCTACAGTGCAAACTGCATATGATTTACTAGAAAAGAAAAATATTTAATGCCCACATATATTCTTAGAAATAAAGACACTGATGAACAACATGAGGAGTTTTGTACGTGGACTGAACTACAAGATTTATTATCGAAAAATCCTAAATATGAACAGATGCCAACGGCAGCTGCTTTAGTAGGTGATCATCTTATGGGTGTAGGCCCTAAAATAGATAATGGATTTAAAGATAATTTGACAAGGATCGCAGATGCTCACCCAGACTCTGCTCTTGCCGAAAGATATGGCACAAAAGATCATAAGAGAATTAAGACAAAACAAGTCTTAAAAAAACATGGGTTAATGTAGGAGATATTATGAGAGATAAAATAATACAGGCAATGAAAGATCATGCCATTGGTCACATTAAAAAACACAAGATGAATGTTGACATATACCTTGATAAGGCAGTTGGTGTAGGTGGAGAAGCACACCCAGATGTATTAGAAACTATTGAGAAAGAGTTAAACATAGTTGCAATGTATGATGATCAATTAGAAATGTTAAATAAATATTTTAAAGACGAAGAAGCAAAAACTCTTAATGAAGTAGTTCAAGATAAAATAAAGAATGATGACGGTGGATGGTAGAAGAAAATAAAATAGAAAAGTCTTTTGACGAATATTGGGCAGAGGAAGAAAAACTTATGAAGATGAGTTATGGAATGTCTAAACAATGGAGAGAGATGAGACTTAATAAGTCACCTGCAAAAGAACTTGTAGATAGATGCGAAGGTAGAGGCGAAAATGGCGAAGAAGAACAATGATTTAAATTTAAAAGATATGTTATCACTAAAACCAATTGGTGATAATCAAAAGGTTGTTTTTGATACTTGGGAAAAAGGTAAGAATCAATTTGTTTTCGGTGCTGCCGGAACAGGTAAAACATTTATACTTTTATACAAAGCATTACAAGATGTATTGAATCCTAATACAGAATATGATAGAGTAATAATAGTTAGATCACTTATTCCTACTAGAGAGATCGGTTTTTTACCTGGCGATGAAGAAGATAAGTCAGCATTGTATCAAATTAATTATATGAACATGGTTCGTTTTATGTTTCAACAACCAAATGAACAAGCATTCCTAATGTTATTTGACAGACTAAAACAACAAGGAACATTGCATTTTATGTCAACATCTTTTTTACGAGGTTTAACATTTGATAATTCTATAATAATTGTAGATGAGTGTCAGAATCTAAACTTTCATGAATTAGATACAATCATTACAAGAGTTGGACAAAATTCAAAGATATCATTTGCCGGTGATTTCTTTCAAACAGATTTAACAAGATCAGCAGAAAAAAATGGATTACAAGATTTTGTTAGAATATTAGATAACATGCCTTCTTTTAATGTTACAGAATTTAACATTGGTGATATTGTAAGAAGTGGATTTGTAAAAGAATATTTAATAGAAAAAACAAAGTTAGGTTTTGGAGTCGATAATGAGCAATTTTAATAAATGTTTAGAAATAGTATTACATCATGAGGGTGGATATGTAAATCATCCAAAAGACCCAGGTGGAATGACAAACATGGGTGTTACAAAAAGAGTTTACGAAGAATGGGTTGGTTATTCAGTATCAGAAAACACTATGCAAAATTTAAAAGAAGAAGACGTTGCACCAATCTATAAAAAGAATTATTGGGATCGTGTTAAAGGAGACCAATTACCTAATGGTTTAGATTTAGTGGTATTTGACTTTGGTGTTAATGCAGGTACAGGTAGAGCTGCAAAATTTTTACAGGCGATGATAGGAACTGTTGCCGATGGTGGTATAGGTCCTAATACACTTGCAAAATTAGACGAATTTATAAATAACAATACACTTACAGAAACAATTAGATTGTATCAAGATGAAAGACAAGATTATTATGAATCACTTAGTACATTCAATACTTTTGGTAAGGGTTGGACGAGAAGAGTAAACGAAACAACAGAGTTTGCATTGGAGATGGCAGAATGATATGTCAAAATTGTGACCATGCGTGTCACTGCACAAACGGGGGTTCATGCACATCATGTGAATGTGTAAATTGTGAATGTAGTTCTTAACAGTAAATACTAATTTACTTATATTATGATAAAAGATAAAATTTATCCGAAAACACGTGACTTTCCCATGTCTTATAATGAAGACATTACTTTATCTATAGAGACGATTAAAATAATTGGTGCAACATCATTATGGGATGTTGGATGTGGAAATGCCGCTTGGTCTATTTGGATTAATAGATATTTAAGTGGTATTATCAAATTTTACTTATTAGATAATTTTGAATATGTTAACGAATTAAATTTTGAGACGATGCCATACTGGTGGCCTAAAAATAAAACAGAACTTATAGAACATTTAGATAATAGTAAAATAGATTATGAGTTTTATGAAACCGATATAAAAAATTTACCCAACAAAAAAGTAGATTATATAAGATTAGACACTGACTCTGAGACACAAGAAACTATCGCATGGTGTTTAAATAATTTATCAGAAAACGGCATTATTCAATGTTGTGATATCAAAATAAACAAATCATTTGACAAAATAATGTTAATGACAGAGCAAGTTGTTAAAGGTAATTTAGAACTTGTTTGGTTAGGAACAGCAGAGGGAGTATGGTGTAGACCAGGCAATGGTGAAAAAATTAGAAAAAAATTATTAAGTAATAAAAAATTAAAAGAATATTTTGCATATTTTAATAATCGTAAATATGAACTAATGGGAAAAACTCATGAATATCTTCGTGCAAAATTAAAAAGGAAGGATGGTTTAAAATATGTTTAATCACGTATCAGTAAGTGAATTACCAAAATTAAAAACAGAAAATATAGATAAAAAAAGATACTATATCACACCAGACGGAAACAAGTATCCGTCAATCACTACAGTTTTATCATCTAGAAATAAAAAAGGATTATTTGAGTGGCGTAAAAAAGTTGGTGAGGAAGTTGCAAACTATGTGGCAAGGACTGCCGCAAATCGTGGAACAAAAGTGCATCATATGTGTGAAGATTTTTTAAACAACAAAGAAGTTAAAACCGAACCATTTTTTGCAGCCTGTTTGTTTAATCAACTAAAACCTAAAATGATTGAAAAAATAAACAACATACACTATCAAGAATGTGCGTTGTATTCTGATAAGTTAGGTATTGCAGGTCGTGTAGATTGCATCGCTGAGTATGATGGTAAACTATCAATAATAGATTTCAAAACATCATCAAAAGAAAGAGATGATAAATGGAATGAGAACTATTATATTCAAGCATCAGCATATGCTGAGATGTATGAAGAAAGAACAGGTACACCTATAAGTCAAATAGTCATACTTGTAGTCACTGAAGACGGTACAGTTCAAGAGTTTGTAAGAGAAAAAACTGAGGAATATTTAGATATGTTATCATCTGCTTTACAAGATTTTAACAAAACAAGTTTAAGTTATATTAGTAATTAATAATATGAAAATTTTTAGTGCTGCATTTAATAAACATGATCATAATACATATGACGGAGTTTGGCACAATCAATTAGAAAGACACACTAGATTAAAACATAATATACCACATCATAAAGATTCTATAAAAATGAATCGAAATGATAATTCTGCTGGTAAACAATTTTACAAAGATTATTGGAATCCACAATCACATGAAATGTTTGCATTTACAACCACAGTGGGTGGATTTAATCATATTGATTCATTGCAAGAACAAAAAAATTTTATGGATTGGGAACCTGATTGTTTATGGGATTATAAAAAAGACGGAAACTTATATTATATTGATCATCATCAATCTCATGCGGCGTATGCTTTTTTGAGTTCTGGGTTTCAAGAATCTGATATATTAGCGATTGATGGTAGAGGATACAAATACAATACTGTTTTTTTCAATAACAATGGTAAACTTAATAATTTAAATTTGTATGTCGGTACGGCATGGGATTGGTTTTCAAAAAAAATAGGATTTGGTGTTTATGGTGAAAGTAAAGTTATGGGTTTAGCAGCTTATGGAAAATACAATATTGAACTTCATATGTTGTTAGATAATTTTTGGCACACAAATGAACTAGAACCATATGAAAAATTTGAAGATATTATAAAAAATGTTAGTCATCAAGATATTGCTTATACATTACAGTATGCAACTGAAGAGATAATATTTGAAACTATAATTAAATATAAAACATCAGATAATTTATGTATTACAGGTGGTGTTGCATACAATGGATATGTAAATGAAAAGTTAACAGAGATATACAAAAATGTTTATGTACCTCCAGCACCCGGTGATGAAGGACAATCTTTAGGTACTTACATGCATTGTGATTACACTATTAATAATAATAAACATGTACCAAACGTTTATGCAGGTAAAAAATATAATTATGTCGGCAAAGAGAAAGTAAACTTAAAAGAGGTTGCAAAATGTATTGCTGACGGAAAAATTGTTGGTTGGTTTCAAGGTAAATCAGAAAGTGGTAATCGTGCATTAGGTAATAGAAGTATATTGGCAGATCCTAGAAACCCACATATTAAAAATATAATTAATCTGACTATAAAAAAAAGAGAAGACTTTAGACCATTTGCACCATCAGTTATGATTGAACACTATAGAGATTACTTTGATACAAATCAATCATCACCATACATGTCACGAATTGTCAAAGTTAAATCAGATAAAATACCAGGTGTTACACACGTTGACAATACATCAAGAATACAAACTGTAGATTCAAATGACAATCCAAGATTTTATGAACTTATTCAATGGTTTCATGTAATCACAGGTATACCTATGCTTCTTAACACAAGTTTTAATTGTCAAGAACCGATTGTTGAAACACCTGAGGATGCAATCAATACTTTTAAAAATACTAATCTTGATATATTAGTGATTGATGATTATATCATAAGAAAGAGTTGACAACTTAAATAAAATGTGATATAAATATACTGAAGTCGTTGACGTTTTGTAAAACGCTATAGAGGACGTGGGGGCAGTACCCACCACCTCCACCAAGATAAACCTCGACTGAGGGGGTGAAATAGGGTTGACTTATAGTAAGTATCCTAACTGAGATTTCATTTTTAAATGCAGACCAATATGAGTATGCAATGGCTGCCTAATTAGGTAGTCGGGGTTTGATCGGTGTACCTGGCAACAGAAACACCGACTGTTCACGGGTTGTGCCGTAATACACACGATAGGGATCACGGTCAATCCCTTATAAGGAGTATATCATGGACGGAATGACAATTGTTTTCTTTTCATTGTGTGGTTTTGTTTTACTTTTTGCTATATTAGTTAATCATATAAGTAAACTAGAAGATGAAGTAAAAGCACTTAAAAAGAAAAAAACTAAAAAATAATTAATGGATATATTCAAAAAGACACCAAAAATTTTTTCATTAGAGATAGAAAAATTAGCATCTGAGAAGAGACTAACACATCTAGACGCAGTATTATATTATTGTGATAAAAATCAAGTTGAAGTTGAGAGTGTTAGTAAACTAATCACGAAAGCTTTGAAAGATAAAATTGAGGCAAATGCTCGAGAACTTAAACTACTTAACGATGATGTAGGAGTTGGCAAGTTGCCTCTTTAATGGATGCGGCAGACGTATTTTTAATGTACTGTGCTATTAAGGCACATTTTAGTAGAGATAATTATGACTATCATAAATTTGGCGGTAAAACAAAAACAAAAAGAGATAGTTTTTACAAAAGAAAAGATAGATTCTTTTTTGCACGGTTATCTAGAAAGTACAAATCAAAAGAAGAAATAGAGTCATATCTAGTATCAAACTATGTGGCTTGTAAAGGTGGTTGGGTAGGAAAGTTTGATGATGAAGTTTATAAAGAATGGAAACGTAAAACACAATCATTATCATATAATTTTGTAAGTGAACTAACGCCATATGCAGAGAGATTTGAAGAATTATTTGAGTGGGGCGATACTCACCCCTTACTATTAAGAGAGTATCTTGGAAAAAGATTGTCTATGGAAACAATGATCATATTAGACGAATTGACACACTTTCAGAAAAAATGGAATGATGATGATATGATATGGAAAGATGTAAAAAAACTTATGAATAAGTATAAAAAGTTCTTGACAATAGACAAAAATAAATGTAAAGTAAAGCTAATTAATCTAATAAAGGAATGAATCATGTCTGATTTCAAACAAGCATTTGAAAAGGCTGGAGTTGATGAGTTAGAAGTTGCAAAACAGACTATCATCAATCAACAAGAAACAATCAGAGAATTAGAATTTGATTGTGCAATGTTGCAAAGACAGTTAAGTGATCTTGGTCAAAAGATTGCTAAGATTACAAACAAACCCTTTAAGAAACCATTTACAAAAAAGTTTGAGAAACGTGCAGTCCAATAGACATTTTGTATATGGAAACGGTGAAAGTCGTAAGGGTTTTTCTGTAAAAAACTATGGAGGTGTGTCTTGGGGTTGTAATGCAATCTATAGAGACACCGCTGTAGATAATTTAGTTGTTGTAGATTATGCAATGCAAGGCGAAGTCTATGATAATGATTATCCTAAAAATCATAAATGTTGGTTTACTGATTGGAATCCAATACCAAGTGATCCATTCATGATTGATACATTTACGAAAGATTTTGATGATAATAAAATATTTGAATATGGATTTGATTACGGCACATGTGTTATAAACGGATCACATCCACAGGTCGTTGAACAAAAAGTTAATGAAATAAAAGATGACTTTCCACATTTAGATAAAAATGATTTACAACTAAAAATGAATAAAGATTTAGGTTTGCATATCATTTATGACAATCCACAAGTCGATAAAATAGAATCGATAAGTGATCCACGAAATTGGTGTGCTGGATCAACAGCAGTGCATCTTGCTTGTCAAAATGGTGCAGAGGAAGTATATATGTTTGGTTTTGATTTATCTACATATAATGATAACATAAATAATATATACAAAGGTAGTAAAAACTATTTGCCAGAAACAGCAAAAGGTTTCAATGCTGCAAATTGGCGTTCCCAATTGTACATAACTTTCAATGAATATAGTAAAGTTAAGTTTAAATGGGTAGGAAATGATTTTAGATATATTAATAATTCTAAAATTATGGACTGTAAAAACGTAGAACTATTAACATACGATAACATAGGAGACATACGATGACATTAGATAACATACGTAAAAATAATTCTCTTGACAAACTACTCGGTGCTGTCAAGGAAGAAAACCAACCTCAAGAAAAAAAATCATACACTGATGAAAGGTTATGGAAACCAGAGTTGGATAAGTCTGGTAACGGATATGCCGTTTTAAGATTCTTACCTGCAGTGCATGGTGAGGACTTGCCTTGGGCGAAGGTTTATACTCATGCATTCCAAGGTCCTACAGGACAGTGGTATATTGAGAACTCACTTACCTCTATTGGAGGCAAAGACCCAGTATCAGAATATAATTCAAAACTTTGGAATACAGGTATTGAATCTGATAAGGAGATTGCTCGTAAACAAAAGAGAAAATTATCATATTACTCAAATATTTACGTAGTAAGTGATCCAAAACACCCAGAGAACGAAGGTAAAGTTTTCTTATTTAAATACGGTAAGAAAATTTATGACAAACTTTTGGCTGCAATGCAACCAGAGTTTGAGGATGAATCACCTATCAATCCATTTGATCCATTTTCAGGTGCGAACTTTAAATTAAAGATTCGTAAAGTAGATGGTTATTGGAACTATGATAAGTCAGAGTTCGAAGCACCTTCAAAATTATTTGATGATGAAACTAAAGTTGAAGAAGTGTGTTCAAAGGCATTTGCTTTATCTGAATTCACAAGTCAATCTAACTTCAAATCATATGATGAGTTAAAAACACGATTAGATGTTGTGCTATCTGGCACAGTGTCAATCGGAAATGTGGCAGATGGTATCGCAGAGGTAAAGGAAACTAAACCAACTGCATCGACTGCTTCAACTACACAAGCGACAGATACGAATACTGATTCGTCTGCTGACAGTGTGGATGAAGAAGATGATACTATGTCATATTTTGAAAAGTTGGCAAACTCTTAATCTGGTCAATATTGTCGCACCCTGTAAAAAGGGTGTTGACAATACCCTTAGTTTTGTGTTATATTAATATCAATAACAAAAACAAAGGAAAGTATAATGATACAATCTTTAAAAAACCTATTTACTAAAAGGAGTAATATCATGGGAAGAAAAAAACTTGCTAATTCTACAAAGTTTCTTAATGCATTATTAAGAGGCGAGACCATTACTTGGGCTCAAGCAAGAACTACTTTCAATCTTCAGCGTCCAAGAGCTGTAGTTGAAAAACTAAGAGAAGACGGTCACTGCGTCTATGCAAACAAATCTGTAAAGAATGGAACTTCTTACAGAATTGGTAAACCTTCAAAAGAAATCATTGCCGCTGGAATGGCTGCAATTGATGGCGTTTACGCATAATCTTAATCCTTAGTCTATCCTTAGAGGGCGCTTCGGCGCCCTTTTTTTATGCTTGTCTTGCGGCCAGTGCTAGATTTGTCAACGTATCAATAGGAATTATTGGTCGACTTGTATGTTGTGTATTATTCACACTGCTTGAACTTGCATCAACATTTACTGCTGCCGCAGTATTCATAATACCTCTATCTAATTCTTCAAGTAGTGATTGTCTTTGCTCTAACAATGCAACTGCTTCAGTCAGATCTGCTTTTAATTGTGTGAATTTAGTTTCATTCTGAACATTATCTTGATTTAATCTTCTTCTAAGTTCTACAAGATTGCCTTCACCACCACCCATTACATCAGCAATCATTTGTTCAGTATTAGCTTGAAATGAACTTACATTACCTGCGCCAGGATTGAAACTAAAGATATCAGCATCACCTCCTAAAAATGTTGGTAGTTTACTTTTATCCAAAGTAAAATCTTCTTTACTTACATCTAATAATCCAAAAGTAATACTATTAATAAGACCTGCAAGTGATGCTTTGAAAACTTCTATTGCACGTCCAAACATAGAACCTGCTCTATCGGGATTTTCTTTATCAAGTTGTCTAGATGCTTCTTCAAAACCTGCGGTGACTGTATCAAAAACTGCAAAACCTGCTGTAAGTACAATTCCAACAAGACCTGCACCTTTTGCCAATCTAGCACTCTGAAATGCCTTTGACATGAAACCAGGGCTTTTCTTTTCAATGCCTGCCGCCACTTTACTCTTTGTGGCTGCATCATCTGTAAGACCTAAAGCAGCTCCAAGTGCAGTTGCAGCGCCTGTAATCTTTGCACCTATTTTTGCTATGTTTGTTGCAAGTTTACCATTTTTACCAAATAAATCTTTGAATTTTGAAAATGCACCATCTTTCTTTGTTAAGTTATCTACGTCTTTTGTGATATCTGCCTTGCCAAATAGTCTATTGATACCTCTCATAATGATGCCATCTTTTTTAAATAATCCACCTAATGCTGCAAAAGATAAAAATAATGCACCTTTACCAAGTCGTAACACTGTCAAAGGACTTAATATCAGTAATAATATACCAAGTGCTTTTACTATTGGACCTACATCAGAAAACAAACCCTTGAATGTTTCTAAATCTGGGTTGGCAAGAAAAGATTGTAAGTTTTCGTTTGTTTCTGCAAAAGCATCACGCACTTGTCCAAAAAAACCTATAAATTTTTCGATTATACCAGGTAATTTTTTTGCTAAGAAATCTATCATTTTTTCAAACATATCACTATTTACAAATGCAAGTGCGGCTGCGAGTGAGGCGATAGTGCCTAAACCAAACCCTGCAATCTTTCCTACTGTGCTACCAAGAAAGTCTTTAAGTGGTGCTGTAAATCTTGTAAACGCTGAACCTAATTTAGTTCCTAATGTTCCTATTGAGTCTTTTAAACCACCAAATAGTTTAGATTGACCTAATCTATCTTTTAATCTTTCTACAAATGTTTGTCTGTTTGTTTCTTGATTTAAATTTTTTTGATCTTGATTATCTTTACTTATACTGTCTTTTAGTTCATCTATTGATTGAGAGGTATCATCAGCAATTATATTTTGTTGCGTCATCTCATTAGTTTTTCTAACAGACTCAGCAATCTGTGTTAACAGACCCGTTTGTGCTACTAATTCTTTATCAGCCATTATTTTCTTTTTGCAGCTTCCTCTCTTGCTTTACGTTCTTCTTCTTTTAAATGTTCTACTAACATTATAACGTACACTTCTCTTTCCCATGGCATCATATTTTCGAGTTCAGTTAAACTATATTTGTGATGTTGCACCAAACTAAAATTAGTTTGCATATAGTTTTCCACACTATCATGAGAAAGACAAATTAAAAAAAACTATCTAAACCCTCCAATAAAACTTTACTTTTCTTTTTAGTTTTAGAGTTTTTTACTTCAATCTCATGTCTCACTTTTGGCATAGAATTAAAAAATTCCATTAGTCTTTCAAACTGTTCAGAATTAAAAGAGTCCATAAAATCATCTAATTCTTTATCAGTGAAATCGCCCTGTCGCATCACTTTATCTTCTGTGTGTATTTCTCTGACACACTTTTTTATAGTTTTAAACACAGCATCAGTATCCTTATCACCTGACATATCAATATCTTTTATAGTAGGATAGTTCATAACCATTTTCACATCATCTGTTATATTTATCTCATTTGTGTGATTTTCTGGCATTTGAACATCTATTGATTCTAAGTTTACTTTTACTTTTTCTTTAGTTTTATTATCGTCTGGGCAAGTAACTAAAACATCTACTGTCTCACCAACAGATTTTGCACGTAGATTTAAAAATACATATTCTAAATCAAACAATGGATTTTTCTCTGTAACTTTTCCAAATGTGCAAGTTTTTATGATGTCAAGTGTTGCTTGAGTTATCATATTTTTTTTGTTACTTTGTTGTGCTAATAAAAGAACCTTTTGTTCTTTTACAAGAAAAGGTCGAAACTCAATGGTTTCGCCTGTCGATGGTAGCTCCAAAGGATACTTTGGAGTATTTAATATTGGCAGTGCCATATGTCGCTCCTATCTTATAATCGTCTCAATACAGAAGGTAATTTAGATCTCAATTTTCTCTCTACTGTATTTACAAAAACATCACCTATTCTCTCAAGTAATGATCTAGGTAAATCTGCCTCATCTGTCAGATTCTTCCAATATCTATATGCCCATGAAACAGTTACAAAACTCAATGAGTTATTTGTTGCATAGTCTAAAGATATTTCACTTGTGTTAACCGGAAAGCATTCCACAAGTTCAACACCGTGTCTTCTTCTATCTTGTCTGTCAAGTTGAAATATTTGAAGAGAACCGATGTAATCATTATAATAATTTACAGAAAAATCATTTCTGTTGGCAATCAGTCTTTGCCATGAGTCAATAAAATTTCTTTCTTTATGATCGTTAGATAAACGTATTGTTGTTGATATGTCTGCAAAAGTTTGACCTGTCACTATTTTACGAGTTGGTCCATAAATATTTGTATCTTCATTTGTTTCAAGTGTCATGCCTGGAAATGCAACTGAAGTTACTTCTAAAGATGTTCTTCTTATAATATCTTTATTACTACCAAATGGTGATTCATTTCCTATGCCTTGAATACCCACAGGTGGTGTAATAATAACTTCATATCTACTTGGTGATGCATAACCATCATCAGTTCTAAAAAAACCTAATAGTTCATTTAAAACACCATATGCGAATCCGTCTAGTAAACTACTTCTTGCCATCAAACTTCCTTTTTAACCATAGATATAAAGTGTAACACGCAAACAAATATATTGTTGCAACACCTACATCTATTAAATGTTCTCTCATGTGATAGATAAATTCAATACCTGCTTGTACATCACCCATACTACCACCTTCATTGATGGTAATATTTTTAGTGCCATCAAAATTTTCTATTGTCTGTTCCACTATATCATCTTTCTAGAATCTGCCCAGACTGTTCCAACACTTGCTTTCTTAAATCTTGCGACAGGCAAAAGTGTAGCAATTGTAAATTCATCTGCGTCTATTCTTCTAAATTGTGATTTGACACGACCATTTAAATATCTTTTTATTGTAGGTCTTATCAATCTTAAATTTTTTAAACCTGCGTAATCAGCATCAACACGAGTAGTGCTGTCAAACTTATTATTATTTGTCAAGTCAACTAATCTATCTAATAATCTAACTCTTAGATTGATAGGTAAATAATGTAAATTCAATCCTAAGAATCCGTTAGAGTATCTTTCCAAAGGTAAAACCAAAGGGAAAGTATCATAATATGGTAGTTTCTGTTTCAACTTAGGATCGTATATAAACATGTTCAAACGACCAAAAAAAGGATTTTGTGATCTCTTACCATCACGTATCAAATCCAAAGCTCTTGGTGTACCGAGTTCTTTTATTTTATCTCTGTACCATTCTGTCGATTTTGGACGACCTAGTGCAGCTTTCTGAACTTGTTGTATGTATTTGCTTACCGCCATGGTTTCTGCCTTCCGTCTTATTATTTATACTTGGGTGCGAGATGATCTTCATTCAGAATGAGAAACTCTAGATTCTTATCTTTACAAAAATCTTCTGCATACTTAAATTTTGCCTTATTCATTGCGTATGTTCTTACTGATTTTAACCATGCTTTTGTGCGTTTTTTTGGATTAGCAGGGGGTTGTTTCATGTCCTTCTTAGGTTTTACTTCTACTATAAACTTCTTTATAGATCCGTCTTTTTGTCTTACTGTCATGTAAAAATCTGGGTAATATCTATGCATTTTTCCGTCAAGAGGTGAGTAATAAGGAATTACTATCTCTTCACTACCCCATTCAACTACACTTTTTTGTTTATCACAATAAACCATCAATCGTCTTTCCCATAAAGATCGATATATAATTTTCATAGGATTACCCTTGTACTTATTGGGATTTGTCGGTATGTATCTTCCACTATATGCCATTTAAACCTCTAGTATATCATATAAATACTTGTTATACAAGGAATATTTAGATGAGTCAAATCGTAAACGGAATCAAAGGTCAAGTCGTAACTGCTGGAAGTCAATATGCTTTGAAAAAAGTATCTGGCATTCTAAGAGATATTGTAAGTCCACAACCAACACCTAAAACTGGTTTAGATTCACCAGAGGCAGGTAAAAAATCAACTAACATTTTACAGTTTCCAATGGATGTCACAGCTGCACCAGGTCTTGGTAATCAAGGTCATTATGTAATGTTTTTTATTAATGAACAAGAAGACGCAGAGATACAATTTGGAACACGTGGAAATAAAAATGCATTTGATGATGTTACGAGATCACTTGAAGAGAATAATATATCTGATCTTAATAGAGAACTTGGTGTTAAATCAACAAGGAAAAATGGTTACAGAACATTTTTAAATGAGGCAGTTGGCAATGAAATGCAGAACGCCTTAAATAGTCAAGGTAGAACTGGCTCTACAGGTTACATTGATAATACAGACTTTGAGTATAGTGATGCAGGTGAGGCAATATATGTCAAAAGAGCACCAACTGTTAGACTAGACACTGCGATTGCTTTGTACATGCCGCCAACTGCAACTTTTGTTGATAACGCAAACTACACTGACACAGAGATTGGTGCAGCTGCAAAAGCAGGTATGGATATTTACGCAGACGTAATGGCAGGTAAATCCATTGCAACAACAGTAGGAAACTCACTTG